TATCAAAAACGTCATCGAATTTCTTACCAGTGGTTTTGATGAGTTCTTCTGGGTATCGAGTGATTCTTCTTGCGTCTTCAGATATCTTTAGACTAGTGTCCCATTTAATCAAGAGGTCTCGCTCATCAATCTTTTTTCCGCCAAGAGTGTCAATCATAGCGACTTGCCAAGGGAGATTTTGACAGAAGTTTAAACAGAGGTTAAGAGTCTCGCAATCGATAAAGACCAGTCTTTTAGACTTATCAAACCTTAGAAGTTCATTTTCCATATTTTTCCTCCAATGATTCCGCGCAGAATTCGTTTGAAGAGCAATGATTTAGATTGGGTTTGTTGAGAGTAGTCCTTTCTGAGATGCATCTAAAAGTCAGATAAGACAAGAAGTCTTCTTTATTTTCATAATAGATAGACTGAGTCTGGACAGCCAGAAGTTTGTCTGTGACGATTTCTTCAATTTTTGATTTAAGAATTTCATCAAAGGGCAAATTGTTATTTTCTATAAAGTAAATTGGATTACAAAAGCTGAAATCTGGGACACAAATGCTATAAGTCAAATTATTTTTGAAAACATAAGAGTCGTAGAATGGGATGCTAAGAGCCAAGTTTTTTTCATTCCAAAGCTTCTTTAAGTTTTTACAATCTATCCTTGGATAATAGTAAAAACCATTTATGCTTGCAAAAGTAGATATCTTGATGAGGTCGTAATATCCTTCAGTATTAGTTATAAATACTATAATTTTATGCTCCTTTTCCCTAGACTCTGATGTTTTATTCTCTACATCATCGCAAACTGTCAAACGAAGGCCAAATCTTAAATTCAATTTAGCATCTTCGCAAGACTTATAGGCCTCTAGAAATCCAGATATAGAATCTTCTACTAGATACACTGTGTCAAGTTTTAACTTTTTAGCTATGTCTATTATAGAGCATGGTTCGTCAGGCTCGCTTGAGCCAGCCTTGGAAAGGGTCAGAACAGATTTCCCAATGCTGTAGTGGGATTTAAAAAGCGGAATAGCTGAATACTCCATAGGGCAATATGCTCACCGAATGCAACAAGTCAATCAAAATTTAGAGTCGTCTCTCCTCCAGCGCGGGCAACCTTTATATTCTGTTTTTTTGATAAGGGCCACTTTTAAATCTTTTAGTAAATCTTCTTTTTTAAATGATGCTTTAATAAATTTTTCATCTGCATCAGTACCGATGTAGTAATCTGCGGCACGCCTAGATGGGCAAATCCACTTTCCTTCGACATCGCTGCCGCACATCCATTTCTTTTTAGGAGAATCAGCGGCAAGATTTTCGATGGCGTTCTTTTCATTAAATTTAGATAGATATCCGGCAATGTATGCGAGATACGCTTTAAATCCTTCTAATTGTTCTATTGTGGGTTTTGGAGCTTCTTGAATAGGTTGTTTTTTAAACTTTAAAAATATAAAAGACACATCTGGAATATAACCTTTAGTCTTAAATACAGCTAAAGAATACATAAGATTTTGAAGATTGAAATCTATTTCCTCTTTAGAGAATTTTCCTTTGCTTGATTTATAATCATAAATTTTATAATCAGTATCGCTAAATTTAGCAAGCTTGTCAATAAAGCCGTTAATTATGTAGTCTTCTTCTTCTAACTTGAATTCGGACTCGGCTTCGACTAATGAAGCTCCATTGCAAAAGAAATCGCTTACCAATCCAGTCTGGATCATGTTGTATATCAAATCTAGATTCTCTTCATCGTCTACTTTCAGTTTTTTTGCATTTTTTAGAATCAATCTATGTATGCAAGGATTTTTGATAACTCCAACTTTACCGAGACATAGATCTTCAAAATACTTTTTATGCCTGTCAGTAAGAAGCAGTTCAAAAATCAAATGACAAATTGTGCCTCTTGAAGCTCCAGAGTTCGATATGTCAGGAAATTTAAGTATATACTTAGAATAGTAAAGCCAGCTACAGCCTTCGACAGTTTTGATTTTGCTCGCGCTGAGTTTGATTTTTTCTTTTTTTATCATATTGACTTGTGCCATTCTAAAATTTTGTTTTTATTCTCTAAATTTAGGTCGGCAAAATCATTTGCCCCCTGTGGTAATTTGATTGATATTTGCTTGATGTCAAAGTAATCTCTCAATTTATTTTGCACTGTTTGGGCTGCCATGTTACCAGCGCCATTTTCGGATCCATCATTATTAAAAGCTATTATTATTTCGTTGGGATTTATTGATATAAGCGAATAAATTATCTTGGAAGTAATGTTTAATCCAAACGTCACAATGCAATTATTGATTCCATTCTCTTTTAAGGCCAGCATATCACCAACGCTTTCGACCAAGATGATTTTTTTAGCAGATTTAATCTCTTTAAGATTCACCTTCAATGGGAAAACCCATTCTTTTTTGTCTCCAATGTGTTTCCATTTTGGCCTGCCTTCTAGGCTGATTTTAGAGACGTCTCTACCTGAAAACCCCACAATGTTGTCTTGATTATCAAATATTGGAAAAACATATCTATTGAACATCTTTCCTCCAGTTGCGACTCCTCCTTGAAATGGCGCTAGAGTGGAAGACGAAATGCCGCGACTATTCCAATAAGAATCATCTCTTAACAACTTTATTAAAATAGACTTATCAAAAGTAGTTGTTTGTTTTGTTAATGCCTTTGGTTTTTCAACATCTTCGGAATTTGTATTGATTCCTTTTGCAGCAATCCAGTGTTTCGCTTCACTAAGGTCCTTTAGCTTAAGGGTAAGCTTAACTAAATCTTCTATTGAGCCGCTAATGTTCTCTTTGAAATCAACCCATTGTCCTGAATTTTTCCAAATTCGTAATACGCTATCATTATCAGAATCACGGTAAAGAGGTTTTGCTCTGAACTCTCTGCCATTGTCTGTCAATACATATCCTATGTCTTGAAGTATTTGTCTTACTGATTCGCAGTCATTCATAGGACTTCTCCATCTCCAGAATCGTTAAGCTCTGGTCGGAGAGCCCTAGCTTGCACAATCTCAGAAAGAGTTCCTCTTTCCTCAACGTTGAAATTAGAAATATTAAAACTTATAAAGTTTGGTTGATACTTCACCGATCTACCCTCTTGTATCCTTACAAGGTCGTGATGCCCCTGAGAGTCTCTTCCTTGGAATCGAGTGGCAAGAGGAATCATCTTATGGGACCCAAACTCTTGACCGTCTAGAGCAATTTCCTCTACAGTTTTACGTCTAAAGATGGCGACGTATGAGGCGTACCACTGCAAACGGTCAGATTGCGAGATTGCGCTGCTATCGTCAACCCCGTTCTCTGCGCTTCGATTTAATTGGCAAGCAGTAAGAATTGGGACGTTCAACTCTAAAGAAAGCCCCTTTAAGGCATTGACTTTGTCTCCAATCAGTTGGTATTCCTGCTTGTTCTTGTCAGACTCTCCAGTCAACTTGATATAATCGTATATAATTACGCATGGATTGCCTCGGCCAACCTTGGAGAAATACCAACGTTTTACAATTGAAATAACTTCTTCAATTGGTTTTCCTGCTACTTGAAGATGGTCTACTTGATTGGTTACGCTTCTTATCTTTGCTTTGCTTTCTTCAAATTTAGCATAAAGTTGAGCGTTCTTTTTCCAATTACCAGTCTCAAGATGCCACACTGGAATCCCAGTAAGAGATGAAGCTATTCTGAACTTCATATCTATTGTAGCCATTTCTGTATCAAGAACAAGAGCTTTGCATCCTTTGTTTATACTTGTTACCTTAATAGCAAGATCGTTAAGNATTGTAGACTTGCCGTGCTTTGGTCGGCTCACCCAAGCATAAAGATTGCCGGGGCGAATCCCGCCATATAGACGATTGAAATTATCGTATGGAGTTTGGAGGCCATTTTCAGAAATAGGATTGTTTCCACGCTCTTCAATAATCTCAATGATATTAGAAGTTACATCTTCTGGTTTATTGTTTTCATTAGCGTAGACACAGATCTTATCGTTATAAATCTTATCTGATTCCGTGATGATTTCTTCAATGGGCTTTTCCGCGCAGTTGTGAGCGAACTTCTTAATTTCGTCTCCAGTCTGCTCGATTTCTCTGCGGATTCTCAACTTCAATAGTTCTTTCGCCGCTTCAATAAGTCCCGGCTTAGTAGTTGGAATCAAACAAATGCTACTAACATAATTAAAGATATCAATAGTTTGATCTTTAAATGTGATGCCTAGATTTTTAGCTTTTTGAGCAATAAGAACTTTGTCTACCTGCTCGCCTTTATTAAAGGTCTCCCTAAAAACGCAATAGATAGTGTAATGGACTTCATTAACAAAATCATTTTCTGAGATGAAACTTTCTATATCGGCGTATGAATCTGGATGCCTAACCAAACCAGATAAGACATATTTTTCTATTTGCAGCGAGTAAATGAGCATTACAAGATTATGTTGTATTTTTCTTTAAAGAATTTTTCGTTTAAGCCGTCTACTTGATCATGATAAATCTCTACAAGGGTAAACTTATTCTGAGTAAGCCAATTTTCTTTGGCAACGTCTCTTTTGATTGACTTAAGATAATTTAATCTAGATTCGCCATGAAAAAATTTATTGAATGCAGAGTGCTGTGGCCCATGCACTTCCACAGCAATCTTGCGCGTTGCGTTGATCAAGTCAACTTTTAAAAGCGACCCATAGACAGGAAACTCCTCGTAGACAATGTGATTTTCCCAATATTTCTTAAGGAATTGCTTTGTCTTGAATTGAATTTTTGAACGAGAAGCTTTATCCCAATCAATTAAATATTTAGACACATTCTTGCTTACAGCTTTACCATATATATTATAAAGTTTCACCTCTTGAGCACTCCAATAAATTTATTAAACAAGTAAGAGGT